GAACGCCGGAGGGCCTGGTGCGCGCCGGCGGGGTGGCCGTACCGCTCGATCAGTTCGTGAAGACGCTGCCTGGACAGCAGCTCCTGTACGCCGGGCCCGGGAAGTACGCGGTGATCGTCGGCGGCCGACCGGTTCTGAACGGTGCGAACCGGCCCATCGTGATCGGGGTGCAGTGATGCTGGGCGACCTGTACCAGGGCGACGTCGACCAGGCGCTGGGCACCATGGGCACGCTGCCGGCGACACTGAAGCCGCCGGAAAGCGACCGCAGCGCGTGGGGCGCACCGTGGCGCGCGGTGAAGGCGGCGGCCGGGGAAGTCGGCGGATCCATGGCGGACGTGCTGAAAGCCTACGGAGCAGCCTCTGCGATCGGTTTGGAGTCCGACCCCTTCGCCCGCGCCGCAGTGGGCGAGAAGGCGGCAAGGGAGGGCGCGGCGGAGGGTCGGCGACTAATCGACTCCGGCGAGGCCTTGACGTCCGAAGGTTTCGGCCGGTCCTTCCGCAACGTGGCGCGCGACCAGCGCCCCGATCCAGCCACCGCGAGCAAGGCCGAGCAGATCATCTTCGGCGTCGTGCGGCCGGTGTCCAAGCTGATCGCGGGCGGCCTGCTGGCGGGCCCCTTCGGCATCGTCGGTGCGTCGCTGGAGGAGGGCTTCACCCAGTCCGAGGAGTTGCGCGAGCAGGGCGTGGACGTCGGCACACGCTCGAAGGTCGGCGCGCTGACCGCCGGCATGAACGCCGCGAGCGCCTACCTGCCGATGGCTGGGCCCACGCTGAAAGCAACCGCGGGCCTGTACCTGGCAGGCGGGCCCGGCGCCTTCATGGCGCAGCAAGCGCTGTCCCGGTCGATCCTGCAGCACGCCGGCTACGACAAGATCGCCGAGCAGTTCGACCCCTTCGACCCCACCGGGCTGATGCTGTCGGCGCTGATCCCGCTGCCGTTCGCTGCGGTCGGTGCTGCCAGGAACATCCGCGCCGGGCGCGCGGCCGAAGCAGCAGGCGCGCCGGTAAACGAGCCGGTGCCACACGAGCCTGCAGTGCCGCACGAAGTCGTCGACGCCGCCATGGTGCAGAACCTTACCGCCCGCCAGGACGTGCACGACGCAGTCCCGCCGCAGGCTGTGGACTTCCTGACCCGGCGCGCCGAGATCGAGCCGACGCCGGGGGCCAAGCCGTTCGACCCGGCCTACGTGGACGACGCCTTCAACGTGAACCAGGATGCGCGGGCGTACACGATGCGCACCGTGGAAGCAGTCGAGGAGGCGCAGCGCCTGGTGGGCGAGCGGCGATTCGAAGAACTGGCCACCCCCTACTCAGAAGCAAGGGCGACGGACACCTGGCCGGCAGAAGCGGCGGCGCGAGTTGAAATGGTCGCCCGAAAGATCGTCGACTTCTACGACAAGAACCCGCCTGAGCTGGTGCCACCCACGCGGACGGCGAAAGCAGCCGATCCCGCCGAGGTGGAAGCCGTGCGGGCCGAGGTGGAGCGGGTCAAGGCGGAGGCGGCACTGGCCCGCGAGATCGAGCTGATCGACAAGCGCCACACCACCCTGCAAACACTTCTCGACTGCCTGGGGGCCTGATGGAAGAACTCGACCTGATCACCGGACTGTCGGCCATCGAGGAGCAGCTGAAGGCTGGCAATGCCAACCAGCAGCATCTGCACGGCCAGATCGTGGAGCTGCTGAACGTACTGCGCAAGCCGGCAGCGGAGCCCAAGGCGCCGGAAGTGAAGGTGTCGAACACGGTGCAGGCCGCGCCGGCACCGACCCACGACTGGAAGTTCGAACACAAGTACGACGGCATGAACCGCTGCATCACCTCGATCGCGCGCCGCATTCCCGGAGGAAGCGCATGAACCTGCTCGGCTCTGCCTTCTACGATCCCACCGGCGGCGCGGCGGTCAGCAAGGCCACGACTGCGCTCCTGGCGATGACGGCGCTGGATACGACGAACCTGCGCGTGAGCTTCACGGCGCCGCTGTCCGGCAAGGTAAAGGTGGTGATGAGCGGCGGCGCGCTGCACGGCGCGGCCACGTACCCGTTCATCCTGCTGGGCGTTCTGTCGGGCGCCTCCGTCATTGCCCGCGTGGTGCCGAACGTCACCGTCTGCGGTGCGCCGGCTGCCACGACGCCGGCCAGCCTCTACGCCGAGTTCACGGTGGCCGTCACGCCCGGCGCTGCCACCGTATGGGACATGGCCTACGGCGTGGAGGGGCTGGTGGCGGCGACGGGGCTGAAGTACGGCGGCCCGAACAACAACACGACGGCAGGCGACGCCTTCGGAGGAATCTCCTTCTCCGTATTCGACGCGGCGCCTACCTACCTGCCCGCGTCGATGCCGACCAGTTCGCTGCAAGCGCAGGCCGTAGCCAACGGCTCCCTGCTCACCACCATCGCGGGCTATCTCGACACCGAAGTAGCGGCCATCCTCGCGGCCGTGGACACCGAAGTGGCCGCGATCAAGGCGAAAACCGATCAGCTCACGTTCACCCTGGCCAACAAGGTCGACTCCAGCATCCAGGCTGCCGGCGACTTCGCGCAGGGCGCGGCCGACAAGGTGTGGAGCACAGCGGCACGGTCCCTGACCACCTTCGGCACACTCGTTGCTGACGTCTGGGCGGCCGCCACGCGCACGCTGACGGCTGGCACGAACATCGTCCTGGCCAAGGGGACGGGCGTTACCGGCTTCAACGACCTATCGGCGGCGCAGGTGAATGCCGAGGCCGACACTGCCCTGGCCGACGTCGGTGTGACGGCCGTGGTCACTGGGCGCATCGACGCCGCAGTCAGCACGCGCCTGGCCAGCGCCGGCTACACCGCGCCCCCGACCGCCGCCGCAATCAGGGCGGAGATCGACTCGAACAGCGTCGGGCTCGCTGCCATCTTCGCGCGCACCGACGTGGCGACCAGCACCAGGCTGGCGAGTGGAAGCTACACGGCACCGGACAACGCCAGCGTCGCGGCGATCAAGCTGAAGACCGACAACCTGCCGGCCGCTCCCGCATCCACCGGTGACGTCACCACCGTGGGCGCCGCGGTGGCCGCGCTGGTGGCACCGGACAACGCGGGTATCGCCGCGATTCAAGCGAAGACCGACCAGCTCGCCTTCACCGGCGGCAACGTGAACGCCAACATGGAGACGGTCAACGGGATCGCGCTGATCGGCGACGGCTCGGGCGGCGACAAGTTCCGGGTGTGATCGATGCCCTTCAAGATCTGGGGCGACATTTGGGGGGACATCTGGGGGGACATCTGGGCCACCGAGGGGGATGTTGAACCGCCGGAGACCGTCGAACTTTCCGGCGGCTGGCACCGCGAGAGCATCGAGAGCGAACAGGAAGTGTTTATCCGTGAACAGAACGGGCGCGTGATCGCGATGACGATGGCGATGCTCACCACAGGAGTGCTGGAATGAGCCTTACCGGGTGCCTGCGAAAGCTGGGCAAGAACGTCTCTGCAGAGGACCGCGCCGCCATCCAGGCCGCGGCGGCCGATCTGCGCCGTCAGGGCATGGCGCCAGGCGAAGCCGCAGCGGCCGCGGTGCGATCGCAGATGGAGGCGCTGTCGACGCTGGCTTCGGAGAAGAAGAAGGCCGCCCCTGCGAAGCCTGAGCCGGCAGCTGCCGCGCCCCTCACGCGCGAGCAGCTTACCGGCGTGGAAGTCCAGCCGAAGGATGGCACCGACGCGCACCTGAAAAGCGTGGCCGAGCGCGTCAAGCGCATCGAGACCGAAGCGCCGGACACCATCGTGCGCACCGCTGAAGATGGAAAGCCGGTGACGGCGGCGGAGGAACTGGCGAGAATCCGTCGCGAGGCAGCGGAGGGAACGGACATCGAGCTGGGCGCGCTGGATGCGGACCTGATCCGCGTCGCCGCCGAATGCGCGCTCAGTGCGGGGACGGTATGAAGGGCGAGATCGCCAGCCACACCAGCACGCCGGCCGCCATGGTGATCAGCATGACCCGGCCCCACGCGACCGTGTACCGCCAGGCCAGCTTGGGCGAGCCGAACACGCACATGCCCACCAGCGGCACGACGCTGAGCATCACCGCCAGGTAACCGAGAAACTTGAGGAGCTGGACGATGTCCATGAAACCCCAGTGTGTCACAGCCGTCCGCGCCGCGGCGGCCGGCCGGCAGATCAGCGATGCGAAGCTGCAGATGATCGAGGACGCAATCAGCGGGACCATGCGCCAGCTCGCACGGCAGGACCGCGCCCGCTGGCAGTCGCTCACCCGAGACCAGCGCGTGGCGGAGGCGTCGGCGAAGGCCATTGAGGACGTGCAGGCGGAGGCAGCGCTGAAGGAACACCGGGCCCGCTTGCAGGTGCTGCGCACCGCGGAAGTGGAAGCTGGCATCGCGGAGCAGATGGCGCTCGGCAAGGTGACCAGGTCGCAGGCCACGATCCGGCACATCGAGCAGACCGACAGCTACATCGCGGCGGTGCGCAACGAGGGGATTTCCGGCCTCACCGACCTGATGGACGCCGCCGGCAACAAGGACGGCACCGGGGCGCTGCGCAACCTGGCGATGCGGATCTTCGACATGGACAACCCGCGCATGACGGCCGACGTGGTGCGCGAGGTGTTCCGCCTGGCCGACGGCTCCACGGGGAACAAGGCTGCGCAAGCCGGCGCTCGCGCCTGGCTGGACACCATCGAAGCCATGCGGGTGCGGTTCAACGCAGCCGGCGGCGCTGTCGGGAAGCTGGCGTACGGCTACCTCTCCCAGGCTCACGACGCAGCCCGGGTAATGGCGGTGGGCGCAGACGCCTGGGCGAAGAAGGTGTTGCCCCTGGTCGACCGCGAGCAGTACGTGAAGCCGGATGGCGGCCTGATGGGCGACGTGGAGCTTCTGGAGGTGCTGCGCGGAGCTTGGCGCACGATCGCCACCGAGGGCGACAACAAGGTGGCGCCGGGCCAGTACCGTGGATCCGGCGCGCGCGCGAATCACGGCAGCGACCACCGCGTGCTGCACTTCCGTGACGGCGACGCCTGGATGGCGTACATGACGGAATACGGCCAGGGCTCGCTGTACGACTCCATGGTCGGCCACGTGGGCAAGATGGCGCGGGACATCGGCCTGGTGGAGCGCTATGGCCCAAACCCGGAGCAGCAGTTCCGCGTGCAGGCCGATCTCGCCGAGCGCGCCGACGGCAAGGGAACCACGAAGAACCGCGCCGCTGGCAACACGCCCGAGGCGTACTGGTCCCTGATCAGCGGCAAGGCCACCACCCCGGAGAACCTGCTGGTCGGCCAGGTGGGACAGGACATCCGCAACGTGCAGACGGCCGCCAAGCTGGGCGGGGCGGTGCTGTCGTCCACCACGGACGTGGCCACCATCGCCGCGACGCTGCATTACAACCGGCTGCCCTACTTCCAGATGCTGTCGAACATCGGCCGCCAGGCGAGCCGCGAGCAGCGCGAGTTCCTGCAGGCTCACGGGGTGATCGGTGAGGCGCTGTCGTCCACCCTGAACCGCTGGACCGGTGACAACATGACGCACAGCCTCACCGGCCGGGTCGCCGGCAGCGTGATGAAGCTGTCGCTGATGAACGCCTGGACCGACGGCCTGCGCGGCGCCTTCGCGGCCACCCTGATGCAGGGCTTCACGAAGAAGCTGGGCAAGGGCTGGGCGCAGCTGGACGAGTGGGACCGCTGGCTGATGACGCGCAAGGGCATCACGGAGGCGGACTGGGCGGTGATCTCCCGCGCCACCCCCACCGACCGTAACGGCGTGGGCTACCTGACGCACGACGCCATCATCCGAACGGGTGACCCGGAGGCGCAGACCGCCGCCACGAAGTGGATGGCCTTCGTCACCGACGAGGCCCAGTTCGCGGTGGTGAACCCGGACCTGGCCACGCGCGCGATCGTCACCGGCGGCGGCATGCCGGCCGGCACCTTGCGCGGCGAGGCGATGCGCTCCTTCATGCAGTTCAAGAGCTTCCCGGTGGCGATGCTCACGCGGCACTGGCGCCGGGTGTTCGACACCCCGCAGGGGCTGGAGGGCGCGCCGGCGGGCTTCGGAGCTGAGACGTCCACAGGTGCGGCGATCAACAAGGTGGCGGTGCTGGCCGCGCTGAACGTGACGCTGATGACGCTCGGCGCCGTGGTGCTGCAGAACAAGGCGCTGGTGCAGGGGAAGGACCCGTACGATCTCACCGAGGGGAAATTCTGGATGCGTGCCATGGCCCAGGGCGGCGGCGCCGGCTACCTGGGCGACCTGCTGTTCAAGGACCCCACCGAGCAGCGCAGCAGCACCGTGGAGCAGGGCGTCGGGACCATCCTCGGCCCGGCAGCCGGCGCTGTGGCGGGCCTGGTGGGCGACATCGGGGTGGTGAACGCGTGGGAGGCAGCCAAGGGCAAGGACACGCACTTCGCCGCGGAGGCGTTGCGCTGGACGAACGCGCAGCTGCCGTACGCCAGCCTCTGGCAGATCCGCGGCGCGTGGGAGCATTGGTTCCTGCACAACGCCCAGGAGGCGGTGAACCCTGGCTACCTGTCACGCATGCGCCAGCGCGCGATGAAGGACTGGGGGCAGGGCTACTGGTGGGCGCCGGGCGAAGCGCTGCCCGATCGCGCGCCGGACTTCGAAAGGATGGTGGGCGAATGAGGCAGGACCAGTACGAGAAGCTGCAGCAGCTCGAGGAGCAGCTGACGGACGCCTTCATCGGCGAGGCAGTGCCGGAGAAGTGGCCAGGCGCCGGCATGGATCCGGGCGCCATGGACCAGAAGACCCGCGGCGACCGCTACTGGTGCAAGAAGAACGCCGTGGCCACCCTGTCCCTGGTGCAGCGCGTGGGCACGCTGATCGGCGTGGTGCAGCTGCGCGGCGCAGGCACGACGCCGCCGGCAGCGGAAGGCGCTGAGGGCCAGCCGGACCACCTGGACGACGAGATCGCCTCCGCCGAGAAGGAGGCCAAGCAGCTGATGCGCGAGCTGCAGTCGGGCGTCGGCAAGGCGGCGTTCGACAAGCGTGTGCATGGACGCGCGCCCGGTTGACTTCCTGACCTTCTTCATCCTGTGGGCGCGCCTGCAGGGCTGGAAGGTGCCGCTGCTCCACGTGCAGATCTGCATGTGGCTGGAGACCTGCACCGAGCCCGAGCGCGTGCTGATGGTCTTCCGCGGCGCCGCCAAGTCGACGATCTATGCGGTCTACAAGGCCTGGCGCCTGCACCGCGACGCGCGACACCGCTCCCTCGTCTGGTCGGCCGATGGCCCGACAGCGGAAATGCTGACGGCCGACGTGATCAACGTGCTGCGCAATCACCCGCTCACCGTGCCGCTGCTCGGAGGCAGGAAGCCGGGCAAGAAGCGCTTCTGGGTGAATGGCACCAACGACGCGCGCAACGCCAGCATGCGCTCGGTTGGCGTCGATTCGAACGCCACCGGCGCGCGCGCTGACGACGTCGACTTCGACGACATCGAGGTGCCCGGTAACATCGAGACAATCGAAGCGCGGCTGAAGCTGCGTAACCGCATCGGCGACAGCACCCACATCCTGGTGCCCGGCGGCCAGGCCACGTACATCGGCACCCCGCACACCACCGACTCCATCTACCCGGAGCAAATCGCCGCAGGCGCCGCGGTGCTGAAGATCGCGCTGTTCGCTCACTCGGTGCGTTACACGGACACCGGCAGGAGGACGCGCTTCGCGTTCCCTCACCCAGTCGGGCCGGACGGCCTGTACGTGATGAGCGGCATCCACAAGGGCGCCGCGATGCTGATCGAGGGGCGCGACTACCTGCTCGAAGGCGGCGACGTGGTCTTCCCACGCCCGCCCGAAGCCACGATCGACATCGCCAGTTGCTGCGCCTGGCCGGAGCGATTCACGCGCGACGAGATCGCGCTGCGCCGGCGCAAGACGCGCACCCTCAACGGCTGGGACAGCCAATACCTGCTCGAAGCCAAACCCCTGACGGAGATTCGCTTGGACCCCGACAAGATCAAGGCGTATGCCGTGGAGCCGCGGGTGGTGCTGGAGCCCGTGATGCGCGGTGGCGAGCGGCGGGCGAATATGTGGCTCGGCCAAGCACGGATCGTGGGCGCCGCGTGCCGCTGGGACCCGGCATCGGGGAAACTGAAGTCGGACGTTTCAGCACTGGCGCTGGTGCTGCAGGACGACCGCGGGCACCGCTACTGGCATCGGGCGCTCGCGCTGCGGGGCCAGGTGGCAGTGTTCGATGACGACGGCAAGTCGATCATCGGCGGCCAGGTGCTGGACATCGTGCAGGTGGTCAAGGACTTCCAGCTTCACCGGGTCTCCATTGAAACGAATGGCATCGGGGGCTTCGCTCCCACCGTGCTGAAGGCGGCGCTGAAGCAGGCCAAGATTCACGACTGCGGCGTGTCGGAGATCCAGAGCACGGAGAACAAGAACAAGCGGGTGCTCGAAGCCCTGGAGGACCCGCTGGCTTCCGGCACCCTATGGGCGCACACCTCCGTGCTGGAAGGTGACGCCTACGAGCAGATGCGCGACTGGAATCCCGCAATCAAGGACCAGCCGGACGATCACCTCGACTCCCTGGCCGGCGCCGTGAGCGAGACGCCCGAGCGGATCGGCCGTTTCATGGGCTGGAATCCGCCCGGTGAGGGGCGGGACGATTGGCGCCCATCAGCGGGCGTTCACGAGGTGGAGCTGGAAGGCTGACCACCGAGCGCCCGGCCCACCAGCCCGAGGCGCCCAATGACCGTTTCTGCTCAGACGCCGTACAGCTCCCAGGCTGCCAACGGAGTCACCACCGTCTTCCCGTTCGCCTACGAGATCCGCAGCGAGACGGACATCGTGGTGGAGCTCGAAGACTCCGACGGCGACCTTGACGAACAAACCCTGGGCGCCGACTACACCGTGAGCGGCGTCGGGTCCGGCACCGGCGGAGAGATCACCTTCATCGACGCGCCGGCGAGCGGGATCACGGTAAGGACCCGCCGCGTATCCGACCTGCTCCGCTCCATCGATTACCAGGACAACGGCGACCTATTGGCCGACACCCTGAACGACGACGTCGACGCGCTCTGGCTGGCGCTGCAGGAGTTCGAATACGGCACACGGCTGGCCGGCAACATTTTGCGCGGCCAGATTGGCGACGAGTTCGCGCAGCTGCCCGCGAAACTGGATCTGGCCGGGCTGTACATGGCCTTCGACGCAGATGGCAACCCCGTGCCCTCCGAGGGCACTGGATCTGATGCCGGACTGCGGGAGGACCTGGCTGCCGTCTCTGGAGCAGCCCTGGTTGGCTTCCGCCAGGCTGGAACTGGCGGTGTCCTTCGGTCGGCGCGGACGAAGCTGCGCGAGCTGGCCATCAGCTGCAAGGACTTCGGTGCTGTCGGCGACGGCGTCACTGACGACACCGCTGCGCTGCGGCTGTGGATCCAGGCGCTGGTGCCAGCAGCCGGCCTGGGCCTGGTGGCCGGCACGGTGCCCGCCGGCATCTACCGCATCACCGAAACGGGGGTCTTCAACGACATCGCCTCCACGAGCCGCACAGGCCTGCTGATCCGCGGCGAGGGCATGTACGCGTCGATCTTCCGGCTGGACACGTCGGGCTCGAACATCTGGTTCTACAACAACGTCGCCACTGCCCGCTTGCAGTTCCCGGTGTTCATGGATGTCGGCTTCGAAGGGATGGACCCGGACCTGGCTGTGAGCTACGCCTCGCTGGACGCGAACGCGAAAGGGTTCCGCATCTACTCCGCGGGAGCAACCGGCAACCACGAACAGGGCTTCCAGTTCCACCGGTGCAACTTCGACGCGCTCGATGTCGTGGAGTCCAACGAGGGTGACGAGACGTCGTCGGAGATCAAGTACTTCGGCTGCAAGATTAAGCGCATCCGCAGCACGGTCAAGAACCTGAACAACCTGCAGACGCTGAACCACGAATACGTCTCCACGGACATCGAGCAGATCTATGGCGACATCTTCAAGATCGGCAACCTGGGCGGGGGGGCCATCAAGATGTTCGGCGGCTCCGTCATCCCCTTCGACAACGGCACGACCGACACGTACGTCCTGAAGGTGCTTAACGGAGCCTCCGGCGTAAATGCCTACCCGATGCTGTTCAGCGGCGTGCGTTTCGAACTGCGCGGCAACCGCACGAAGCTGGCGTCGATCGCGAACCTGTCCATCATGGACGTGGGCTTCAGCGACTGCTTTTTCCTCGGAACCAACACGGCCGACAAGACGATCGTGTCCATCGGGGGTTACGCGTCGGTCAAGTTCAGCCGCTGCGGCTTCAACGAACAGTCCACCGGGGACTTCCTTTTCGACGTCAACACCGTCGCCAATTACGGGCAGTCCGGCCGGATCGACTTCGTGGACTGCGACCTGGCTATCGACTGGTCCGATCGATGCACCATCACCGGAAGCTACGGCGGAATCTCGGCGATCGGCACCAGGCCGACCGGCATCGGCGTGCTGGCGGCTGGCGAGCACTACGCCCACGACTTCGACCTGCACTGGGACCAGTCCGCAGCCGGCGACTACACGGGGTGGGACGCCAGCGGTGCCACGCTGAAGTCCGATGGCAGCTCCTCGGACACGATGTGGCGCCTGAAGACCGCGCAGATCAAGATGCCGATCGAGCTCTGGCCCAGCGAGCAAGAACACACGCTGAAGCTGCCGAAGAACGCGATCATCAAAGCGATCCATCTGCGCAAGCCGGCGTTCGGCACTTCAGTGACGGTGACCCAGCTTGCGGTCGGCCGGAACAACAAGGCCGGCACGCCCCACGCGATCACCGCTGCCGCGCAGTACCAGCTCGCCGCCTCGATCTCGGAGGACAACATCTTCTACCACGTCGGCAGCAGCGCGAATGAGCGCACGTTGCGCCTGTATTCCACGGTGCTCACCGACCAGCTCCCGCAGGGTGGCATCGCCATCGTCGAGTACTACTGACGCGACGAAAGGAACGCGCCCATGAGCACAGCAGAAGAAACAGCGGCGGCCCTCCGGGCGAGCAAGACTATCAATGAGAGCCAGCAGGCGATCACTGACGAGTCGCGTGTCCTATTGATCGGGTTCCTGCGCAACGAAATGCGCGACGAGCTGCGCATCGCCGTTGCCGAGGGCGTCAGTGGCGCCATGACGGACGCCAACGCACAGAAGTTCGTGCGCAGCATGTGGGCCGAGGCGCAGAAGATGGCCGCCGAGAAGTCGGTGGAGGTGGCTGGCGGTGCGATCAAGGCGCTGCTGAAGCGCGCCCTGCTGTTCCTGTTCCTGGGCAGCCTGGTCTACGCCGTGGGCGGCTGGTCGGCGCTGGCGGCGCTGGCCAAGTTCCTGGCCTCCCGGGAAAGCTGATGAAGCCGCTCACGCTCGAGCAGCTCGCCAGCGCCACCGGCGCGGGGGTGGTTCGGGCGCAGAACTGGCTGCCGCACATCCAGCGCACGATCGACGCCTACGAGATCAACACCTGGCTTCGCGCCTCGGCCTTCCTCGCCCAGATCGGCCACGAGTCCGCCGGCCTGCGGTTCACCACCGAGATCTGGAACCCGGCGCAGGTGGAAGCCCAAGGGCGCTACGAGGGCCGCGCTGACTTGGGCAACACCGAAAAGGGCGACGGCTTCAAGTTCCGCGGCCACGGCCTGATCCAGGTCACCGGCCGCGCAAACCACGCCGCCGCGCGCGACCGCCTACGCGTGAAGTTCGGCACACGGGTGCCCGACTTCGAAGACGTGCCGCACCGCCTGGCCGAGCCTGAGTGGGCTGCGCTTTCCGCCGGCGACTACTGGGACAGCCACAACCTGAATGAGCTGGCCGACAACAGTAACTTCATGCGGATCACGCGAAAGATCAACGGCGGCACGAACGGGTACGCCGACCGGCTAGGCCGCTACGAGACCGCCATGAACGTGCTGAAGGAGGACGTTGCATGACCTGGCGCACCCGCCTTCGCGTCGAGGAGGCCGGGCACGACCTGAACGGCCGGGCGGTGTGGGAGCTGCTGGACCCGCTGTGGTTCGAGTCCGACCAGTTCGAGCACATCGTCGTGCCTCCCACCTTTCGCACGAACTTCGCATCCGTGCCGCGGCTGCCACTGATCTTCCTGCTGGCTGGCGACCGTGCGCACAAGGAAGCCACGCTGCACGACTTCGAATACACGGTGCGCCGGCGTTCGCGCGAGGAGGCTGACGCGATCTTCCTGGAGGCCTTGCTGCTCAATCCGCTGATCCCGCCGGGCCTGGCCTACACCATGCACCGCGGGGTGCGCTGGTTTGGCAACGGCGGCTGGGAAGACAGCACCAACATCCTGCAGCCGGCCGAGATCCGCTCGCAGATCGCTTCAAACGCCTGGAGATAGACCATGCGCCGCGCCATTGCCTTGCTTCTCGGCCTTTGTCTGGCAGCGGTTACCCCCCCCTCGCGCGCCGACCTGGTGATGTCCAATGGCGACGGCACGCGCGAGCTGCGCCTTTACGAGTCGATCTGCTCCCACGCCGGAACGCTGACGCATATTCCAGCGGAGTTCCGAACCCGATTCCAAAACGCCCGGATCCTTGACCGGCGCGGCACCATCGAGGCTTACGGCTGCTGGGCCGAGGTGGAAGAGACGGTGCTGATCGTGTTCGAGGACGGCTCGCGGACAGACTTCAAGCTGTCCAAGTTCAAGGATCCGGTGATCTAGGCCGGCACGAACGCGCCTGGCATCCCAGCCACTGGCACGATCTCACCAGCGTCCTCGCCCTCCAGGATCTCCACGACGTGGTCGCCCTCGATGAAGGTGATCATCACCTTGACGCCCGGATCGTCAGGCGTGGAGCGGTAGCTGGCCATGCCGCAGGGCGGGTTGGGGAGGCGGGAGGGGCGGCGGGTTTCCACGGCTGAACCATAGCCGAAAACCTTCTAACGCGGAATTGGGCTCCCTCTGGAATTGAGGCGCAATTCGCAATTCATGCGTTAGAAGGAATTGCCGTAAGCCATTGATTTCGCTTAATTGGCCCGCTGCCTTCTAAGCAGGTTGTCGGGGGTTCGATTCCCTCCGGGCAGGCCAATTCAGTTTCTAACGGCGGCCAATTCTTCTAACGCGTTGCCTCTGACTTCAGCGCCTTGCGCCGGCGCACATAGTCGCTGGTCTGCCGCTCGGTGCTGTGGGCGCCCTTCGTCTGCGCGGCCTTGCTGCCGTGCGATTCGTCGGTATCGGTCAGCGCCTTCGCGCGCAGATCGTGGAAGTGCAGGCCCTTGATTCCCGCCCGGTCGCACGCCCGCCACCAGGCCGTCGCGAAGGTGGAATAGATCAGCGGCTGGGCCTCCTGGTTGGTCAGGACGTGCCGCAGGTTGCGCCGGCCGATCGCCTCGATGCGCGCGATCACGGCCCGCAGGCGCGGCGTCCAGGTGATCAGCACCTTGGCGCCGGTCGTCTTCTCGGTCTTCGACGGCTTGAAGAAGATGCCCTCGGCGGCGATGTACGGCGCCTCCACCTCGCCGGCAGCATCCAGCGCCGCGCGCTTGTTCCAGCGCAGCTCCAGCAGGTCGCCCACGCGCTGCCCGGTCAGGTAGGCAAGGTCGATCAGCGCCGCCAGCATCGGGCCGGAGCGCGTGCGGTTGCAGTTGCCCCACCTGTCCGGCCGGCCGATCATCGCGTGGTACTTGATGCGCCGCACCTCGCTGTCGGTCGGGTAGCGGTCGCGCGCTGGCGTGGACATGCGCTTGATGCTGGGCACGGGGTTCGTGCCCGGATCTCGGAACGGCACGCCGTCCTGCTCGCGGCCCTCGGCGAAGCGCATCAGGTCGCCCAGGCTGAAGCGCATCAGGTTGTACGTGCGGGCCTGGTCCTTGTCCTTCCACTGCTGCAGGAAGGCCAGGCAGGCGGGCGTGGTGACGTCGCGGGCGCGAAACTCGGCGAACGCCTTGCTGATCTCGCGCACCGCCCATTCGTCATTCTCGGCCGGCGAGTCGCCGCCGCGGTCCTTCAGCCATTCGACCGCCAGCGCCGGCACGCGGTCGGGCGCCACGTCGCGCGCCTTCATGTCGGCGAGCTTCCGGTACAGGGGCGGCAGGCCCTCGCGGACCAGCGTGAGCTTCGTCCAGACGCGCTTGGCGCCCTCGGCCGTGACCAGGTAGTACCAGCGGCCCTTGGGGTACACGCGCGGCGGAAGCTCCGGGGATCGGCTCATGTGGCGATGCGCAGTCTCGGACGGCTGCCCGGCTGGGTGCTGGGCTGGATGCCGGCCGCCACCGCATCATAGTGGGGCCGCTCCAGCACCACCTCGCCGGTCACCTTGCTGCGGTAGGCCCGGAAGAAGCCGCGACGGTGCAACTCCCGCAGCTGCTCGGCCGGGCGCTTGTACCCGCCGGACGCCGCCTGAACTTCTTCGGGGGAGAGGGTGACGCTCACAGCGGCAAATCCCGGGTGTTCGCCCAAGCCTTGCGGGTGGCATATGCGGTCTCGGCGTGGTGCTTACCGTCGTACACCAGGTGGCAGCGCTGGCACCAGTGCCGCAGGTTCTCAAGCTGGCAGTGCTCCGGGACGTGGTCCAGGTGGCCGGTGGTCAGCACCACCCTGCTGCCGGTGACCGGGTGCGGCTCGCCGTTCGGAGCGCGGCAGTCCGGGAAGGCTGGCGAACCCTCGCAGCAGTCGCCCGAGCGCTCGCGCACCTGGGCGACGATCTCCCGCCAGTTTGGCGGGTAGCGGCGGCGGTTCTCCGGCTTGATCGGCATCAGCCGCCCCCATCGGTGGGTGCCGGTGAAAACGTCTGATGGCGATCCACCACCACGCCAGATTCGTGTGTCAGGTCCAGGTGCGCGAATGGAAGCCAGCCGATGGGCTTTCCGCGCCCTTCGCAGAAGCAGTCCTGCTCCCAGGACCAGCCCGCGAACTTCCACCCCTCTTTGTCCAGGGTGTTGCCATCGGTGTTACCTCCGATGGTCTGCGCGATCTCGGCGTCTTCCAGCGGGTGGCAGGCGTCCTCGCCTGTGTAGTCCACCAACAGGCGAACAATGGTGCCGTCCGTGGGTGCGGTTTCCATCGGCCTCCAGGCGTCGGGGCGAGCGTCAGCCATGCTTGTTCTCCTCGGTGTTCAAAATGCCCTTCACGCCAGCGGCGCTTTCGTTCGTATTCACCGTCGGTTCCCTCGCTGTTGTCGGGCCGACTGCACACGGGTAGGCTCCGCGCTTTCACCACCGGAGGACCCATGCCCCAGCTCCAGATCCAGACGCTCGGACTTCCCCACCAGCGCGGCGTCAACTTGGCCGCCGCGCTTGCCGAGGAGCAGCTGAAGTACGCACAGCAAATCGCCCAGAGCGTGGTCCCCAGCGGGCATACGCCCGATCAGGCTCTGATCGGCGCCCTGGTCGTGGCGATCGCGACGAATTACGCGGCCGGCCCGAAGCCAGCGCCGTAGGCTGTGCGCGAGCAGCACACCGCCGCCGAGATCCGCGCCGAGGTGAAGCGGCTGTTCGACCCGCATGGTTCGATGAAGAAGCGGGTGCCGCAGCCGGTCCTGATCGCAGCGCCTGAGCCCGGTGCCTGCAACTGGGGCATGCCGTTGCTGAAGACGCGCGATCGCGGCATCCAAGCGGTGTTCGTTTCCGCCTTGCAGGACGTGCGCAGCCGCTGGAACCTGAAGGCGTAGCGTCACGCCGGCTCCCCGGTGCGAGCGTCGCGCCAGCCGTGCTCGCGACCTTCGTACCGCATCAGCACGTCGGGCAGCGCTTCGTTGGTGGCCACGCGCAGCGTCACACCCTTACCACGGCCAGGATTGGCGGCATTCAGCGCGTCCGCCAGGTTGCCGGCGCAGGTGAGGATGTCGTCGGCATAGTCCTCCTCGGCGGCGTCGAACGTCCCCAACAGCTTCCAGCTGCCGGAGTTGTTCATTTCAAGGCGGCACGGCTTCGGCACGTCAGTCCTCGACGTCCTGCTGCGACACTTCCGGCGCCGCCAGCGTGATCGGGAACTCGCGCGTCTTCAGCAGCGCCAGCTTGCCGTGGATCTTCTCGGTGACGTCCGGCGACTCGGCGCGGAACTTCACCTCCACGCTGCCGCCCTCCTTCGGCTTGAAGCTCCAGTTCGTGAGCTTGCAGTCGCCCAGCTCCAGGTTCGACTTCGGCCCGCCGAGGCCCTGGTCGCAGGTGAGCGTGTAGCCAGTCAGCTCCAGGTCCCACGAGAACCGGCCGAGCTTCTTGCCGATCTCGGTGAGGTTTGGCAGGTCGGACACGGGCGGCACGCCCTCGAGCTGGCCCTGCGCCGGCGCGGAGCTGCTGTTGGCGTTCTTCGAGTACAGCATGCCGCGCAGGAAGCCGTCGAACATCGTGAGCACGTCGTTGCCGATGGTCATCGCGAAGTCCAGGCCGGCGCCCGGGTTGGTTTCGGGCGCGCGGTCCTTGTCGGACAGGACGATGACGTCCGTGAGTTTCGCGGTGGTGGGGCTCAGAAGCTCGAAGGCCATAGGTTTCTCTCTCCGGGTGTTGTGGCGGGAAGTGGGGAAGGGCCAGGCAGGCGTGCTCATTGCCCGGCCTCGAGGAGCTCGACGTCGCGCTTGTCAGCCAGCTCGGTCAGCCGCAGCCGCGCCGCCTCGTCCTTCACACCGGCGATCTGCTCGCGCGCCATGTCCAGGACATCGACGGAGGACGCGCCCTTGATGCGTTCTTCGACCTGGTCGGCGGAGAAGGCGATCTCCTCGCCGTCCTCTTCGGCGGCATCAAAGGCGGCGGAAGCGCTCGGAGCCGGGGCGGGCGGCTTCGCCTTCAGCTCGGTCGCCTTCTTCTTGTACGCAGCAGCCGCCACCGCCACGTCGGCGTCCGCAGTGAGCGTCGACTCGGCCAGGGCGCGGGCCTTCTTCATGCTCTCGCCGTTCGTGGCCGCGGTGATCGCCGCCAGCACCTTCGTCAGCTCCGGCGACGCGGTGAGCGGCCGGATCTCGTGCATCGCCTTGCGGCCCTTCGTCGCGGTCAGCGACACCTTGATGTCACGCGGGATGTCCGACAGCCGCGAGATCCGGATGCCGCCCACCACTTCGCCGCCGAACTTCACGGACGGATCGCAGTACAGCTCCATCGACTTGCCCACCCACTGCGTGCCGTCGGGGCCCCAGGCCAGGATCAACACCTTCCGCATCGTCTTGCAGGGCTTGAACGGGCGCGCCGGATCGGCGTCATAGAAGATCGACACCGGCTGCTCTTCGCCGCTGCCCAGGCGTACCTCGGAGACGGTGATGATCATCGGGCCGCCCAGCAGCTGCTCCGAGTTGAGTTGATCGCTGCGCGGGATGATCGTGCTGCGCAGGTCTTGGATGTCGGCCATCAGTAGTGCCCTCCGCGCGTTTCTTCCTGCGCTTCCCAGCGGGCTTCGGCGGCGATGCTCCGGGCCTCGCGCTGGAACTCGCGCTGCTCCTCGGCCGCGTCGCGCTGCTGCTGCTTCACCAGCGCCTGCAGGCGATCCACTTCCGCGACCAGTGTGCGCAGCTCACCGGCGGTCAGGCCGTCCCGCTGCGCCTCACCGTCGGCAAGTGGCTGGCCGTTGAAGTCGATCAGCAGGCTTCGCGCGTGCTCCAGCGCGAGCGGCACCGCCGCAAGATGCGCCTGTCGGGCGCGGTACTTCACATGGAAATCTTCAGTCGGCAAAGGACACCTCCACTTCGTTGGAACGTTTCGCGTATGCGGGAAAATCGAGCAACTGCAGGCCGGTGCCATAGGGCGGCCAGAAGTCATCGCGCTGGCAGCGCGCGTACAGCTCCAGCAGCTCGCGGCGCTCGTCGTTGGCCTGCGAGGCGATCTCTTCGGTCAGGATGTAGGGCACGGCGAGCACCGGCGGCTGGCTGGTGACCGCGGCCAAGACGAAACCCTCGACCTTCAGCCCGGTGGCCGCCCGGAACCCGGCGCTGTAGTGCGCCGCCTGGCGGTGGTACCCCATGCGGGCGGCGGTCCGGCCGAAGCCATCCGGGGACTCGTCTACCGTGCTCTTCAGGTCGATCAGCGTCACGCTGCGCGCGTCCTCCGGATACACATGGTCCGGGCGCGCCTTGCAGTACACGCCGGTTTCCTTGTCCACCCAGAACACCGAGCACTCGCTGAAACCCGTGGCCAGCATTCGCGAGATCGTCGGCTCCGCGGCGAGCGCGGCCAGCTGCATCCTGGTGACATCGAACTCCGCCGCGGTGACGATCTCGCGCCCGGCCAGGTTGTTCGTGAAGTCGGTCCACCATGCCTTGGCGGCGGCGCTGCTCTCGTTCGACTTGGCGGCGTTCCATTGCGCGTCCGTCGGCCGGCGCGGCGCATCCTCCGGCACCACCACGTAGCGCTTGTCCAGCACGTCCGGCTCCAGCTGCGCGCAGTGGGCCAGCGAGCCGCGCAGCATCGCCCGCGTCGGCACCTTCGGCAGCCGGTTCTTCCAGTGCCACGGCGAGCGCGCCAGAAGTGACATGTCGGAATTTGAAAAGGCATCGACCGCGAGGTAGTCCGAAAAGGACATGTCGCGATAGAGCCCCATGGGCCTGCTCATGCGGCACTCCTTTGCGGGCCCGACCGCTTGACGCGCGGAATCGTTACCGCATCCTCCAGGGGCCAGCCCCAGTAGATGCGCGAGTAGATGGAGCTTTGCGCGATGCCGCTCTCGGCGGCCCATTCGGGGATAGTCTGCGTCTTGCCGCGCGCCGTGATGCGCCTCACTGAGCGCTTGTTTCGCTGCTGCTCAAGCTCCGTCGCCCAGCAGCAGTTGCCGGGCTCATAACCCTTGTCGTTGTCCATTCGTTCGAGCGACTTGCCCGGTGGCTTCTCGCCCATGTCAGCCAGGAAGTTCTCGAAGGAAAGCCAACGGTCGCAGACGGTGATGCCGCGGCCGCCGTAGTTCGGGTAGCTGTCCGTCGAAGGGTTAAAACAACGCGCCTTCATCGTGCTCCACGTGGACCAGGTCGGCGACCTGGACATGCCGTGCGTCTTGTTCATGCGCGGCCCCACCTGAACAGCGAGACCCAGGAGCCGGTCGCGGGTTGGCGCACCTGCTGCGCATCCTCGCGTCGCTCGCACGCCTGCGGACACGGGCAGTCGCCGCCGCACGAGGAGCAAGCGACGTCGGTGTCCACCTGGTGCGCGCCTTCGGCGGTGCGCAGATTCGGGATCGGCTGCTCCATTACACGGCCTCGTCGGGGAAGCTGACGAACTGCGGCTGGCCGGGGAACGGCCGCACGATAAGGCCGCGCAGATCGAGGTAGCGCACCGCGCGCTGCACGTCTTCCATCGCGGCTTCGATGAGCGCAGGGTCGCCGGGGCCCTCCGCCTGGCTGATGTCGTACACGGGCCTCGGGAAGTTCGTGATCGCGGCCACCGCCTTGCACTCGATGTCCGAGCGCGCGTATTCGTCGGCGATCTGGATGGCGAGCGCCTGCGCGTGATCCTCGCGAGACGCGGCGGTCTCTTCGGCGAAGCTCAGAGCCATTGCCAGACCCTCCCGAACACCCGCTGCAGCGCCGATTGCGGGCGCGTGGTGCGCGGCTCCAGCAGCGCTGCCTGGATGCTCTCCTGGTCGGCCGTCAGCATGGCCGGCTTCGGTGTGTAGGCGATGCCGATCTGCACCTTGCCGGTGTGATACGGCACCGTGCGCGGCGCGTGGTCGGCGGGTTCGCGCGAGTCAGGGGAAGGGAAGCACGGGTTCATCGCAGCACCCATGCGGCGCCAGCCCAGCACGCAACACAGAATGCCAGCGCGGAAATCCACGCCCAGCCGCGCGAAGTAATGCGGCGGCCGCTCATGTTTCCCTCGCCTTCAGCATGGCGTCAGCCAGCGTGTAGGCGTCGGCGGCCATGTCCCGGTAGTCGGTCAAGATCAGCCCACGACCATTTGCCGCCGCCAGGTACTCCATGTGGACTCCCGAAAGCGCCTTCGCCGTGAAGTAGTCGCGCAGCGTCATGCCGTCCTGCGGCTCGCAGTACGCGGCGCGCTTGAAGTCGCCGCAGTCCTCCTGATACTCGGCAGCCGGCCGAGGGAAGGCGGGGCCGCCGTTGTGCGCGGCGCTCACAGGTAATTGTCCACGTTGTCGTCGGCCCACTTCGCGGCCAACTCGTCGAGCAGCTGCTGCGCTTCGCGCTGGCAGCCACGGCCGGCAGCAGCGCTGAGCAGGATCTGCATCGCGCGCTGTTCGAACTTGTGGCCTTCGACGGTTTCCGACATCACGTCCGCCACCTTCTGCATGCGCTTGCCGTAGCCGCCGCCAGGCAGGCGATTCGACCAGTCCGTGCACGTGCCGGCGAAAGTGGCCACGGCAGAGGCATCGCCGCGTGCGAAGGCGCCCTTGCACTCATTGACCAGGCTGGCCATCGCGCGCTCGCGGGCTGCGGACTCGACATCCATCGCGCTCAGGGCGCGGCGGCTTCCTGCTGACTCAAGGGTGCTGATCGACATGTGCGGCTCCATCGGGTTGATGGGCCCAAGTATGCGATAGCGAATAGGCTCTGTCAATCGAAATCGAATAGAAACCGGCGCGCCGATTACTTACGTGGATACGTACCGCGGCAGTTGTGGGTCAGCGACCGATGGCGGTAAAGGCGTAGAAGACGGCCACGCCGGCCAGCGCGCCGACGGCTTTCACCCAGGGGCGATCCTTGGCGAATGGGTGCGCAATCCAGTAGCCGGCCGCGAAGGCGAGGCCGGTATAGGCCAACGATCCAGAGGCGCATTCGGCCCAGTGCACGGTGGCCGGGCACCAGCCACGAGAGGCGCCGACCGGGATCGAGACCGCGACCCATGCCGGCACCCAGTAGAGCGCGTTGCGAACGATCGGCTTCACTTCTTCTTCGCTGCCCGCGCTCGTGGAGGTTCTGCCGCCGAGCCTTTCGGCTCCTTCGACGCCTTCGCGATGCGTCGGTACAGCGCCGATTCGCGCTCGCTCGGCGCGGCTGTGAATGGATCTCGCACCGTTGCCAGCGGGAGTGACGCCTGGCGCTGGTTGCCGTCGCCCCAAGAGATCGTGGCGACGTGCTTGCCCGTGGACTTTCGTGCCGCTGCGGTAACCGGTGTCTTGCGTCGGGCGGCGAGGTGGTCCGCTGCTTCGCGCGCGTCCTCTGCCGCCTGGTGGATCATGTCGATGAACTTCGACGCCTTCGCTGGCGGTAGATCCTCGAGGTCCTTGATCAACTGCCGGTGGACGGCCGAAAGCGCAGCTGGAGGCGGAGGAGGTGCCTGCCCTGGCGCGGGATCCGGCGTCGGCGCGGCTAGCCCAAGCTGATCGGCCACCTCTGCAGCTATCTCCTCGCTGTAGAACGCCTCAACCGGGATGTCGTAATGCTTCGCGAGCGGCTCCAACGTCGCGCGCCGCGGCTCCTTCGCCACGCCACTCAGGAACTTGTGAATTTGGGGTTGGCCGGGGCGCCCGCGCAGCTTCACCGCGAGCGAGTGCGAGTTCTCCTCCGCTCGATCCATCAGCGCCTGCAACAGCTTCCTTGGCTCCATGGCGCCACTATGCAGAAGCAAATGATGCGATTCGGCATTGCATAACGATGCGCTATCGCATAGTATCTCGGGCATGGAAGCCTCAGACACCACGCGCAGCCCCGACCCGAGCCCCACGCAAGCTCTGCTGAAACGCCTTCGCGCACGAGGGCTGAGCCAGAGCGAGATTTCCCGCCGCACGCAGATCTCTCAGCCGAAGTTGTCGCGCTGGGAGAACGGCGATGTCGCTGACGGCGCAGACGACGCGCTGAAGTTGCAGGCCCTGGAGAAAGAGTTGGCCAGCGCGGCCGGTCCCGAGCAGGAAGCGTGACGTCATGGGCCGGCAGTCTCTTTTTTTTGCCGTGGCTCGTCTGTACGTGCTTGTCCGTGAAAAACGCACGGGTCCGGAAAGGGGAGGGTGATGCAGCTCGAAATGGGTGAGTTTTTCGAGGACATCAACGACGCCCTGAAGCAGGCGGTGAAGGCCCTGGGGGGCAACAAGAAGGTTGGCGCCAAGCTCTGGCCGGAACTGCCGATCGACACGGCCGGAAACAAGCTGGGCGACTGCCTCAATCCGGATCGGCGCGAGAAGCTGTCGCCGGAGCAGGTGGTGTTCATCCTGCGCCTGGCGCGAGAGAAGGGCTACCACGCAGCGATGCAGTTCATCGCCTTCGACACCGGCTACCGTGCCGAGCCAGTCGACCCTCTCACGCAGGAGGCCCAGCTGCAGCGCGATTTCGTCGCCGCCGTCGGCCACCTGAAGGACATCGAGACCAGGATGTTGCGCCTGCAGGGGAGGGCGCCGGCATGAAGCCTCGCATCCGTCTTCGCTACGGCATCTGGTACTGCGGCTTGCGCGGGTCCCACGGCTTGCTGGTGAGGCCGCTCGGCCACGGCTATACGCCGATTGAAGCCTATGCCGAATGGCGGCAGCAGGAGCAGCGCTCGTGAAGCCGAAGTCCCACTCATCGACACGAAATCTGTCCGCGTTCAAGCGCGGCAGGCGTAGGACGTGGCTGACGGAGTGCGTCCGTTGAACTTCTACAAGCACCACATCGGCGACTACGCCCAGGCCACTGGCCACCTGTCGTTCGTCGAGGACGCCGCATACAGCCGCCTGATCCGCAAGTATTACGCCGACGAGCGCCCGCTGCCCGCCGATCTCAAAGCCGTGCAGCGCCTGGTGGGCGCCCGCACGCGCGACGAGAAGGACGCCGTCCAGTCCGTGCTGGAGGAGTTCTTCAAGCTGACCGGAGACGGCTGGCACAACAAACGCTGCGACGCCGAGCTGGCCAAAGCCAACGCGCAGGCAGAAACGAACCGTCGCATAGCCGAGGAGCGCGAGGCTCGCCGCAAGGAACGACAGCAGCACGGTTCGTCGCACGAATCGTTGAACGGTGTGGTGCACGAATCGTTGCAGCCCGGCGAGCACGAATCGTTGCGCGTTCGTGAACCTAGCCAGACACCAGACGCCAAGACACCAGACACCACTAGCCAGACACCAGACTTAAAGGGCGGGGACTCTCCACCCGATCACGCCGAGGACACCGGAATCCCCGCGCGCCCTTCGATCGCGACGGCCGTGTGCCTGGCGCTGAAGGCCGAGGGAGTGGGGAGCGTCAGCCCGGGCCACCCCCGGCTGATCGCGCTGATCGCAGGCGGCGCCGAGGTGCAGCAGTTCGTCGACGCTGCGCGGGTGCACCGCGGCAAGGGCTTCGCTTACCTCCTCGGCACCGTCGAAGGCCAGATGGCCGACGCCCGGCAACTCGCGGCTGCGGGCCGCACGACCACCACCAGCCACCTCAACGGATCCAGCGGAGGCGCAGCGCGCGCAGCCCGCATGGCCGAAGCCGTTGGCGGACCCCGCCCAGTGGGCGATTTCATCGACACGGAGACACGCGATGTCACTCCCCGAAGCGTGGGTTGATCGCATTTTCACGAAGCTCTCGCTCGTGTACGGGCACCAGTTCCTGTCCCGGTGGGACGGCCTGGCCATTGCCGACGTCAAGGCGGACTGGGGGCACGAGCTCGCCCGGTTCCAGCAGAACCCCGGCGCGATTTCGTACGCGCTGGAACACCTGCCCGCCGGCAAGGCGCCGACCGTGCTGGAGTTCCGGGCCATCTGCAACAGCCCGCAGGCACCGGAGCCGGAGAGGGTCCTGGCTTTGCCGGCGATGCTGGAGCGCGAGGACGACGGCTCGAGGACGCTGGAGCGCCTGCAGCGCGTGCGCGCAGCCATCCCGGACGTTGGCGGCTACGCCTGGGCCTTCGCGCTGGAGCTCAAGGACCGCGAAGACCACGCGAAGGTGACGCCCCTGGTGCGCGAGCTGTACCGCGAGGCGATCGGCAACTACCGAAAGCACGGCGGGAGGGTCCCGGCATGAAGCGCCCGCTGTCCCCCGCCCAGATTCGCCACCAGGCTGCCACCGCAGTGCGCAACCGGAACCACGCCTCCTTCGCCGATCGCGGTCTTCCGCTGCGCCACCCCGAGCCGCATGAGACGCCACTTTCCGCCGAGGAGGTGCGAGTCGGGTTGCGATTCGGCCACATCCGCCACCACGCGCGCGTGCGCGCATTTGCCGAGGGAGCACGCCCGTGAGCTACGAACCGCAACCCGGGACCATCGCCTTCCGCGCGATCGCCTGGCTGGAGAAGCAGAAGCCAGGGACCGAGGTGACCGCCAGCGTGTGGGCCGAGGCGATGGGCAACGTCGACGGCAACACGTTGAGCATCTGCCTGAAGCCGGCGATCGACGCCGGGCGGGTGAAACGTTTCACGAAGGACGGCATCACGCGGCCAATGTGGTTCGCGCTCGGTGATGGCAAGCGCGCCGAGCTGCCGGAAGAGCCCGATGACGACGAGCGCCCGATCCAGCGAGTCGTGAAGGCCAGCACTACGATCACAGCCAGCCCCGCGCCCAGCACCAGCGCCGCGGAAGTGTCGAAGCCGGCACCGACCCCGCGCCCAGCACCAGCGCCGGCACCCGCGCCGGCTGAACCTCCGCCCTCTCCGCCTGTGGTCTGGGGCGCGCCGATGACGATGCGTGAAATCGTGGAGGCCGAGGAGAAGCCAGCGGCGCCTGTGCCGTTCGATGCCTGGCTGTCCGGCGTCAGCGGTGAGCTCGTCCTGCAAGGCGTGCACGTCCAGCCGGACGGCGATGTCGTGCTGACGGACGAACACGTCGCGATCGTGCGCCGCCTTCTGACCGGCCGGGAGGCTCCGTGATCACGCTCACCCTCCCGTACCCGATCAGCGCGAACCGCTACTGGACGACGCGCGTGGTGACGCCGAAAGGCACGCGCAAGCCGATGGCGATCACGCACCCGAGCACCGAGGCGCAGGCGTACCGCCGCCAGGTGGAACAGGCCGCTGTCCTGTGCGCGATCGGCAAGCCACTGGCCGGCCGCGTGCGAATCGACATCGCGCTGTACCCGCACCGTCCGCAGGACTGGGTGAAGCGGGCCCGTGTCGCGCCGCTGACCTGGGACGACGACGTCCGCTGCATCGACCTGGACAACGCCAACAAGGTGCTGCTCGACGCCCTCAAGGGCATCGCCATCGAGGACGACAAGTGGGTGCGTGAGCTGCACTCGCAGCGCATGGAGCCGGACGGCGAGGCCCGCGTGGTGGTGACAATCACGCCGCTGGCGCTGCCGGCCAGCCCGCAGGCTGAACTGCTGCCCACGCACGCGGTGAGATGGGAAAACCCGCAAGGCCCCGACGCACCGTTCCCGATCCGGGAGGCGACATGCGGCTGATGTGCGCCCAGTGCCAGGGCAACGGCATCGGCGATGGCATGCGCGCGAAGTTCGGCGAGCTGATGAACCTGTGCACCAGGTGCGACGGTCACGGCTTCATCACCGACGAACCCGGCGAGCGCCCCTTCATCGCGATCTTCCCGGTCAGCGAGCGCTACGTCGTGCACCTCGAAGTGCCACGACAGAAGGGCGGCGCCGTGGAGTTCGGTGCGAACTGGTCACCCCGCATCCCTCCCGAGCGTGGCCGCAAGGCGCTGACGCCAGCCGAGCGCGCGGCATACGAGCGCGGCCGCAACGCTGCCCTGCGGGTCTTCATGGACCGGATGGGTGGTGGCGAGTTCACCGTGATCACCCAGCGCGACTTGCATTGAGGGCTAAGCCGGGCGGCCCTTCATGCCCGGCGACAGGAGAAGAACCCATGGACAGCCAAACCTACATCGGCACGAAGTTGATCGCCGCCGTCCCGATGAACCGGGCCGATTACAACGTCTACCGGGGGTGGACGTTGCCCGCCGACGAGAACGGCGCCGACGACGGCTACCTGGTGGAGTACCTGGACGGCGGCAAGCCGAACCACCCTGCGCACGCAGGCTACGTCAGCTGGAGCCCGAAGGAGCAATTCGACAACGCCTACCGCACCACGGCGCGCATGACGTTCGGTGACGCCCTCGTGATGCTCAAGGCAGGGCAGAAGGTTGCGCGTGCCGGGTGGAACGGCAAGGGCATGTGGCTGGTGCTGGTGCCCGGCACGCCGTCGGCGCAGTTGCGCGAGGGGACGCCGTACCGCGAAGCGCTCGGGCAAGACGCGTGCGAGATCCTGCCGCACATCGACATGTGGACGATCAACGCCGAAGGGCGACGCGCGATGTTGCCGGGGTGGTTGGCGAGTCAAACCGACATGCTGGCCGCCGACTGGTCGGTCGTCGCCTAAGACCGATGACCCTCACCCTCCGCCCGCCTGGCCGCGGCAACTGGAAGCCCGTGATCCTGCGGGTGGAGGGGGCGCGTGCGTGTCCGCTGCTGGTGCGCGCCGGACAACGCATCAACCTGGGCGGCCAGGAGTTCCGAATTTCCAAGGTGCTGCCATGACCAATCCCGAAGCCTGGACCCCCGCACAAACCGCCCGCATCGACTGGCCGAAGGTGCTGGACGACATCGCCTACCTGCTCGGCGAGCCGCTGCCGGCCAACGAGCTGCTGCGCGCCTCCGTGTCGCAGGAGAAGCTGGCCGACGCGCTCGACGCTCCACGTGGAACCGTGCGCGGCTGGCTCGATGGGTCGGAACCGAAGCACTCGGACGGCGAGCGGATCCTGGGCTACTGGAGTCGCCTGACCGGCAAGGCGCGCACCTTCGCCCCGGTCGACCGCTACGTGTACTCAGCCGCGAAGGCCGGCGGCACGAAGTCGCGCAGCGACAACGAACACGGGTCGGCGGCGGAGCTGAAAGCCGCCCTGGTGACCAGCAAGGCCATCGAGTCCGTGCGCTGACCGGGCTGGAATCCGCCCACAGCCGCGCCCGACACTGCCGCGGCTATCCCTTCCCGCAACCGCAAAGGAGCGACCCGCATGGGCAAAGCCACTTCCGACGTTCAGATCCCCGGCGCACCCGCCGCCTCACCAGGCGCTGCCGCGCCCGACACTGCCGCGGCTGGCGCCCCGCCCGCTGCCGGCTCCGACGCTGTCGCGGAAGTCGACCCGCGCGACGCCGAGATCGCCCGCCTGCGTGCGGAGATCGCCGCGAAGAACGCTCCGCCCGGCGAGCAGCTGATCATGGAAGCCGACGGCCCGAACGTGCGCCGCCACAAGGCCGAGAGCAAGCATCTCCACCTGACGTCCGCCGAGCTGGACAAGCAGGTGCGCTCCGGCAAGGTGAAGCTGGCCGAGCACCACGTGCTGTGCAAGGATGGCTGGTACGTGAATCCGGACGCCGACAAGCGCGACCGCCAGGGCTGATCGGTGCACGACGCCGTCGCCCTGCCTGACGCTCCGACCCGCGAGCGTATCGAGGAGGCCGAGCAGCAGATGCTCGCGCTGGAAAGGCATGGCTTCGGCGTCGCGATCGAGACGTGGCACCACTTCGCGGACGGCCTGGTCGCCCGTACGATCTTCATTCCGGCCGGCACCGACCTGGCCGGCGCGCCGCACCGCGCGGAGCACATGAACATCTGCGCCGGCGACATCACCGTGTGGACGGAGAGCGGCATGCAGCGCCTGACCGGCTACCACGTCCTGCCGTCGCTGCCTGGCGCCAAGCGCATCGGACGCACGCACGCCGGCACGTGGTGGACCACGGTGCACCTGAACCCCACGAACGAGCGCGACATCGCCAAGCTGGAAGACGCGCTGGTGGTGGCCGCCGACCAGCTGCAAGGTCGACGCCTGGCGCTCATCGACAACAAGCACACGGAGGCCCTGGTATGAGCTTCGTCTACGTCGCCATCGCATCCATCGTCGTCTCCGCCGGCACTGCGATCTACAGCAACCAGCAGCAGAAGAAGGCAATAAGCGAGCAGAAGAAGACGCTGGAGGAGGCGCAGATCGCGGACGAGCGCGAGGCCGCCGCTGCCGAGGGTGACGCAGCAGCGGCGGCCAATGCGGCTACGGCCGACGCCAAGCGCCGCCGCCGCGGCAACGCGCTGGCGCTGGGCGACACGTCCGGCGGGACGCTGGGGGGAACGTCAGTGCTCGGCGCAGGATCGGGCGTCCCGGTTGCTTCGAAGGCTGCCCGCAACGCACTCGGCGCGGGCGCGAGGTAATCCCCATGCAACAGGCCCAGCTCACCCCGACCGCGCAAGCCGCACAAACCATGGTGCAGCAGTCCGGTGCGAGCGTGGCCGCGCTGGTCAAGCGACTGCAACGCCTGAAGCAGCTGCGCCAGCCGCACGAGCCGGTGTGGCGGGATTGCTTCGACCACAGCTTCCCAATCCGCGGCTCCGGCCTGCAGGGTGGCGCTCCTATGGACGCGCAACAGGCGATGGACCGCAAGGCCACGCTGATGCACAGCGCCAGCACCGACGCTGGCCGCACGCTCGCCGCAGCCATCGTCTCCGGATCCACACCTTCCAGCTCGGTGTGGGGTCTGCTCGAGGTGTCGAACGCCGACGACGAGGGCAAGCGCTGGCTGGACGACAAGGCCAAGCAGCTGCACGAGGAGATCCACGGCTCCACCTTCGACGCGGCCGCCTTCGAGTGCGCCATGGACCTGGTCGCCGCCGGGTGGTTCGCCCTCTACATCGACGTCGACCGCGAGCAGGGCGGCTTCACGTTCACCCAGTGGCCGATCTCGTCGGTCTACGCCGGCAGCACCAAGGCAGGCGGCCTGGTGGACACCGTGTTCCGCGAATACACGCTGACCGCCGAGCAGTGCGTCACCGAATTCGGCGAAGGCGCGGTGTCGCAGGACACGCTGAAGAAGTTCAAGGCCGACCCGGACAGCCCGGTCACCATCTGCCACGCGATCTACCCGCGCCGGCCGTACGTGGTGAACGCGCGCCTGGCCAAGAACATGCCGATCGCGTCCTGCCACTTCGAGGTGGACCACCAGCACCTGCTGCGCGAGAGCGGTTACCACGAAATGCCGGTGATCGTGCCGCGCTGGGCCGTGATTCCGAACAGCGTCTACGCCATCGGCCCGATGTTCGACGCGTTGCCGGATGCGCGCCAGCTCAACGAGCTGATGCGCATGGACACCATGAACGCGGAGCTGGCCATCGCCGGCATGTGGATCGCCGAGGACGACGGCGTGCTGAACCCGCGCTCGGTGAAGGTCGGCCCGCGCAAGGTGATCGTGGCCAACAGCGTGGAGAGCATGAAGCAGCTGTCCGCCGGCGGCGACTGGCAGCTCGCAGACACCCGCATCGCGCAGCTGCACGCCGCGATCCGCCGCATCCTGATGGCCGACCAGCTGCAGCCGCAAGACGGACCGGCCATGACTGCCACCGAGGTGCACGTGCGCGTGGGCCTCATCCGCCAGCTGCTCGGCCCGATCTACGGCCGGCTGCAGGCCGAATACCTGGCGCCGATGGTGGAGCGCTGCTTCGGCCTGGCCTACCGCGCCGGCCTCTTCGGAATGGCTCCCGAATCGCTGGGTGGCGCGAACCTGAAGGTGAAGTACAACAATCCGCTGGCTCGCGCGCAGAAGATGGAGGACGTGGCTGCGTCCGAGCGCCTGGACCAGACGCTGGTGACGTACGCGAGCCTGGGCGCCACGGTGCCCGCCGCCGCCGCCGCGCTCGATGTGATCGACTTCGACGAGAAGCTGCGCATCACCATCGACGGCCTGGGCGTGCCGCTGAAGGCCACCCGCGACGTGGACTCGCTGGCCGCCTTCCGCAAGGCGCGTGCTGAAGCGCAAGCCGCCGCAGCGCAGGCAGCGAAGGCCGACGAAATGCAAACCATGGCCGCCGACACTGCGATGCAGCGCTCGGTGAAGGCCGCCTGATCCTCCGGAGAACCCCATGACCCTTCTCATCGCCACCGGCACCGCCGACGCTGACTCCGCCGATTTCGCAGTCGTCGCCGGCACGCCCGCCACCGTGTTCCTGAAGGACGCCGCGGGCCCGGTGCTCGACACGCAGGCGCGCGCGGCCATCCAGATCAAGGACGCCGGCGGCCAGTACTTCACCGTCGGCCAGCTCACGGGCGCGAACCCTGTGCAGGTGATCGACGGCCCCGGCACCTTCCGGGTGCAGAAGTACGCAGGTCCGTCCTTCGGCGTCGACAAGGAATGACCGCCAGGCCGTTGCTGCGGCCGCTGCTGCGGGATGTGCGCCAGCGCGGCCGGTGGTCGCCCACGTCGCTGTTCGCAGCCGGCGAGCAGGGCGTCTGGTACGACCCAAGCGACCTGTCCTCGATGTTCCAGGACAGCGCGGGCACGACTCCGGTTACAGCCGCTGGCCAGCCGGTGGGCAAGATCAACGACAAGAGCGGGCGGGGCAACCATGCCACCCAGGCCACGGCCGCCAGTCGCCCCACGCTGCAGCAGGACGCCAGCGGCTTCTACTACCTGGCGTGCGACGGCGTAGACGACGGCATCGTTTCCTCCGCGATCAACTTCACCGGGACCAGCAAGATCACGGTGGTCGCTGGTGCAATGAAGACGAACGTGGCGCCGGCCGCATTCGAAGCCCTGGTCGACTTGAGCGCAGATCCCAACGCGAACCCCAACACGTTCGCGCTGGGGGCGTCGACCACCTCCGGTGACGCGTCGCGCAGAACGTACGGCGCTTTCATCACGGGCCCGGGCCCGACTGTCGGAGGCCTGGGAGCCGGCGTGTACGCAGCTCCGGATTCGGCCGTGCTCACAGCCGCCTTCGATCTCACCATCGCCAACGGCGGCGCCGGCAACACCACCCTGCGTCGCAACGGCGTGGCGGTGACTCCCAGCTACGCGCCGGACATCACGCCAGGCGTGGCATTCGCGAACGCCGCCTTGTACATCGCGCGCCGCGGCGGGGCTAGTGCGCCGTTCACCGGCCGGATCTACGGCCTGATCGTGCGCGGGGCCGTGCTTGACGCAGCGCAGCGCTCGGCCGGCGAACGGTACATCGCGGGGAAGATGGGTATCGCCCTGTGAGCGAACGCCGCTGCGACCCGAGCATGTATGGCCGGGTATTCGAAGGCCATGCCGAGGGCGCCCTGATCCTGGAAGACCTGGTCGCGCGCTTCTATGACGTGAACGTCTTCAAGCCCGGCGGCGTCGAAGGTGCCCGCGAGACCGACCGGCGCGCCGCTCGCCGCGAGGTGGTGCACTTCATCCTGCACATGATCGGCCAGGTGAAGGAACCACCGCCGGACGACGATTCCCAACCGGCCGCCTGAGCGCGGCCTTTTTCAACTGAGGAGAGATCCATGAACCGGAGGTTCCACCATGTCTATCGGAACGAGGCTGGCGCAGGCGCTGCAGGTGCTGCTGGTGCCACTGGCGAGGGCGGCGGCGGCGCGGCGGGCGCGGGCGCTGCAGCGGCTGCAGGAGCAGGCGCGGGCGGTGCTGCTGCTGGCGCGGCCGCGGGCGCGCCAGGTGGTGGTGCTGCCGCCGGGAGTGCCCTTGCAGCTGGTGCAGCAGCAGGCGCTGCTGGTGCGGGCGGGGGTGGTGCCGCAGGAGCTGGCGGCGGTGCTGCCGCGGGAGGTGGTACTGGCGGCGCTGGAGCCGGCACGCACGACTGGATCCCGGAGAAGCACCGGGTCCTCGGCGAAGACGGAAAGGTCGACGTCGAAGCGTCGGCGCGCAAGGTAGCCGAGGCACACGGCCACCTGGAGAAGCGCCTGGGCAGCGGCGACGCACCGCCCGCCACCGTCGACGGCTACAAGGTCAACATCCCGGAGACGCTGAAGGACAAGGTCCCCATGGAGGCGCTGGTGGCCGACGAGGGCTTCAAGGGCTTCATGGGCAAGCTGCACGCCGCCGGCGCATCGCAGAAGGTGGTGGACGCCGCGGTGTCGGAAATGCTGGAGCGCGGGGTGAGCTTGCGCGAAGCCATGCCGATGCTGGACGAGGCCGAGTGCGTCGCCACCCTGCGGCAGGCGGATGGCTGGAAGTCGGACCAGGAATACAAGGCGCAGATCGGCACCGCGTTCAACGCCGGCAAGCAGATCTTCGGCAAGGACTTCGACGGCCTGGTCAAGGATTACGGCAACGACCCGCGCTTCATCCGTGGCCTGGCGTCGATCGGCAAGGAAATGCAGGAGGACGCCGGCCCCTCGCCCGAAGCGATGGCGCAGGTGCAAGCCAGCCTGGACCAGCTGATGAACACGCCGGCGTATCTGAACGCCAACGACCCGGCGCACGCGGCAACGCTCGCCAAGGTGAACGCGCTGACCGCGCAGCAGTCCGGCACCAAGCCGGTGGCCAGCGGCAAGACGATCTCCTTCAAGAGCGCATAAAGCGCCGGGCTGGAATCCGCCAGCCCTTCTCGCAAACCATGGCGGCCATTCACCGGCCCGCCATGGCAAGCGGATACCCGGTACCAGCCCGCAGGGGCGCGCGGTAGCCGGCGCACCCCCCGAAGCTCAGGCCCACGTCTCCGCGTGGACACCCTGCAAGGCGAACCGAACCAGTTCAACTTCAGGAGTGAGCCATGAGCTTCCAGATCCCCGAGAACATGGTGCAGCAGTACGCGAACAACTTCCGCGTGCTGTACCAGCAGAAACAATCCCGCCTGCGCGCGTGGTGCCAGATCGAAGCCGGCATCGTCGGCCAGTCGAAGTCCACCGAGCGCATGGGCAAGGCCGAGGCGTACGACATCACGTCGCGCCACGCGGACACCAAGTTCGTCGAAGTCCCGCACAGCCGTCGCTGGCTGGACCTGCAGGACAAGGGCTGGGCCGAGCTGATCGACAAGCTCGACAAGGTCCGCCTGCTGGCCGATCCGTCGCAAGGCTACGCCGCGCTGGCGAACGCCGCGCTGAACCGCCAGATGGACGACATCATCCTGGGCGCCGCCCGCGGCAACGCGCGCAGCAACACCAGCCTGGTGGCGCTGCCCGCCGCGCAGAAGGTTGCCGTCGGCGGCACCTCGCTGACGCTGGCCAAGCTGCTGACGACCAAGGAAATCCTCGACACCAACGAGGTGGACGACGACGCCAGCATGGACGCTGACGGCCAAGGTGGCACGCCCTCGCGCGTCATGGTGGTCAACGCCAAGATGCTCACCAACCTGTACGGCACGACCGAGATCAAGTCGGTCGACTACAACTCGGTGAAGGCGCTGGCCAACGGCACCATCGACACGTTCCTGGGCTTCAAGTTCGTGCGCACGCAACGCGTGGTCACGGACGGCACCGCCACCACCGGCTACGCGGTCGCGTGGGCGAAGAGCTGCGTGGCGCTGGGCATCGGCCAGGACATCAACACGTCCGTAGACCGCCGCCCGGACAAGAACAACGCCTGGCAGGTCTTCGCCGACATGTCCATCGGCGCCACCCGCCTCGAGGACGAGGGCGTCGTGGAGATCGCCTGCGCCTGATCGGCACAGAGCACAACCCCGCAACTACCAAGGAATCGAGATGAAAAAGTCCCTCCTCGCACTGGCGGCGCTCTGCGTCGCTGCCATGGGCGCCATCGCCTCCACGGTCCAAGCCGTGGTGGTCGGTGTCGCCCAGAAGGCGCACGACAGCGTCACCGGCTACATGGCCCGCCAGGGCCTGCTGCTGTGTGCCACGGTCTACTCCACCGAGCAGACCACGCTCAACGGCCCGATGTATGGCAATGCCCCGGCCACCCGGGTCAAGGCCAACAAGCAGGGCGGCCGCATCCGACTGTTCGAGGCCACCTACACCGTGGCCGGCGTCGTTCCCATCGGCGACAAGATCGTCTGGGGGAAGCTTCCGGTGCGCGCCCGCGTGCTGGGGCACCTCAGCTCGCTCAGCTTCGCTGCTGGCACTGCGGCCACCACGCTCAACCTGGGCGACAACGCCAGCGCGGCGCGGCACCTGGCGGCCACCGCCGTCAACGCGGCCGGCACCGCGGTACCGAACGCCCAGTCCGCGTCCGGCGCGTCGTTCGAAACCTCGGACGACACCGCCAGCGTGGCCAATGCCTTCGTGTCCGCGACCGACGACTGCACGCTGATCTCCACGGTGGCCGGCGGCACGCTGCTGGTCGGCCAGGTGATCACGCTGCGCATCGCGTACGTGTGCGACTGATGTCTCCTGGCACCCCTCCCCGGGGTGCTTGTTGATCGGGGAGCCCAACGGCTCCCCGTTTTTCATTGAAGGACTGAATCGATGGCCGCCTCCGAAGTCAGCATCTGCTCCAACGCGCTGCTCCTGCTGGGATCGCAGCCGATCAACAGCCTGGACGAGGCCAATGACCGGGCACGCGCGGCCAGCAACCTCTACCCGATGGTGCGCAACTACCTGCTGCGCTCGCATCCGTGGAACTGTGCGGTGAAGCGGGTCGCCCTGGCGCCGGACACCGAGACCCCCGCCTTCGACTGGGCCTTCCAGTTCACCCTGCCGAGCGACTTCATGCGCGTACTGGCCGTGGGTGAAGCCGGCGCGGAGGCGGCGTTCAAGATCGAGAGCGGCAAGCTGATGTGCGACGAGAACCCGGCCTACCTGCGCTACATCTGGCGCAACGAGAACCCGGCCACGTGGGACGACATGCTGGTGTGGGGGGTGACGCAGTCCATGAAGGCAGCGCTGGCCTACCCGATCACGCAGTCCGCCAGCCTGGAAGACCTGGTGGAGAAGGCCTGCGAGAAGGTGCTGAAGAAGGCGCGCTCCGTGGACGGTCAGGATGAGACCCCGGAGCAGTTCGGCGACTCGCCGCTCCTGAATGCCCGCTTCGGCGGCAGCGGCAGCTGGAGGCGCTAAGCGATGTCCCGCGTCAGCCTGGTACAGACCAACTTCACCGCCGGCGAGATCAGCCCGCGCCTGGTGGGCCGCACGGACATCGAGCGGTACAGCAACGCCGCGCGCAAGCTGACCAACGCCATCGCCTTGGTTCACGGCGGCGCCAAGCGCAGGCCAGGCACCCGTTACGCCGCCGGCACCAAGATCAACGCCCAGCGCTCCCGCTTGATCCCATTCGTCGTGAGCCGCGATGCCGCGTACATGCTGGAGGTGGGTGACAACTATCTGCGGGTGTACGCCGCTGGCGGCACCTACACCGGCGTCGAACTGGCGACCACCTACAACGAGGCGGATCTGGACGAGATCGACTATGCGCAGGGCGCCGACACGATGTTCATCGCGCACCCGAGCAAGCGGATTCGGCGGCTGCGCCGCTTCTCGCCCACCTCCTTCGACCTATCGCTGGCGTCATTCACGACCACCCCTTTCGAGGAGCAGGGGCACTACCTGGCCGCCGATGTCACACTGTCCTTGGCGACGGTGGGGGCAGGCCGCACTGCCACCGCCAGCGTCGGCGTCTTCCTGCCGACCGACGTGGGCCGGTTCCTTCTGAGCGGCGCAGGTGTCGGCGAAGTGGTTGGCTACACGTCGCCCACGGTCGTAACCATCGACATCAGCGTCGCCTTCTCAGGCGTGGCGCTGGCCTCGGGCGACTGGTACCTGGACGTGTCGCCGCAGGCGCTGGTGCGGCCATCCATCGCGGAGCCGGTCGCCGCCACAGTCGACCTGTACGGATCGAGGACCCGAGCGGCCAACCTCACGCTTTCCGCTTTGACCGGCGCCATCACCGTGACCGCGTCGGCAGCGATCTTCGTGGTTGGCGACGTCGGGAAGAAGATCTTCGCCGGCGACGGCATCGCCACCATCACCGTCTACACGGATCCGACGCACGTGGATGCGACCGTGGACACCGGTTTCGACTTCACCTCCCTCACGCACAACGAAGGAGGCTATGGCATCACGGCGGACACCTGGCGCACCGAGGACATCGACAGCTTTGTGCGAATTAATGGCGGCCTCGTGCGTATTGATGCGCTGACGTCGGCGAGCGTGGCGCGGGCGACCATCATTACCGCGCTCAGCTTCACCGTCGCCGCGCCGCCCTTGGCCTGGTCCTTGGAGTCTTCGGTGTGGTCGGTGGCCAATGGCTTCCCACGCACAGTCACCCTGCACGAGCAGCGCCTGATCGCCGCCGGAACCGAGAAATATCCTCAGACCCTGTGGGGCTCGCGCACGGCGGAATACCTGGACTTCACCAAGGGCACGAACGACGACGACTCCTACAGCTTCACCATCTCGTCGGACGAGGTGAACCCGATCATCTATGTGACTTCGCTGCGCAACCTGGTCGTGCACACCTACGGCGGCGAGTTCTCGGTGCAGGGGGGCGTGGAAAAGCCGATCACACCGACGAACGTCCGCGTGCGGCCCGAGTCGGCGCACGGATCAAGGGGCGTACGGCCGATCACGGTGGGCAAGGAATCCGTCTTCGTGCAGCGCGCGGGCCGGAAGTTGCGCGCGCTTGGCTACCGTTACGAACAGGACGGCTACATCGCGCCTGACCTGACGGTGCTGGCCGAGCACATCACCGCGGGAGGCGGCATCGAGACACTGGCCTACCAGCAGGAGCCGGATCAGACCATCTGGGCCGGACGCGGAGACGGCGCGCTGCTGGCGTGCACGCTGGACCGCGATCAATCGGTGGTGGCCTGGGCCGAACAGTTCACCGACGGCGCCGTCGAATCCGTTGCGACCATCCCGAACGGCGACAGCGAGGAGACCTGGCTGATCGTGAAGCGCACGGTCAACGGCGCCACGGTGCGCTACATCGAGATCCTGGACGACACCTGGGAGCCCATGCTGCCGGGCGCTGCCTACACCGGCTACCCGCCGGCGCCTGCCGTCAAGGTCTACGGCTACACGGTGGACTGCGGCCAATCCTTCGACAACGCTGGCGGGCAGACGGTGTTCAACGTGCCGCACCTGATCGGCAAGACGGTCGACATCGTGGCCGACGGTGCTGTCATGCCGCAGCAGCTGGTCCCCGCGTCCGGCAACGTGACGCTGACACGGGCCTCCTACCGCACGCTGATCGGCCTGCACTTTCGCACTGAGATCGGTCTGCTGTCGCCGGAAGTCGGCACTGGCACCGGCACGGCCCAAGGCAACAGCATGCGCACAAGCGAGATCACGATGCGCTTCCTCGACACGATTGGCGCGCAGGTGTTCGACGGTGAGGGCGTCGAGCAAGAGGTGCCGTTCCGGCGCTTCGGGCCCGAGATCCTGGACCAGCCGCCCGAGCCCTTCACTGGCTCCGTTCGCATCGAAACCCTCGGCTGGGAGCGCGGCAAGTCAGAGTTCTCCATCGTGCAGGACCAGCCGCTTCCCATGCACCTGCTGTCCGTGGTGCGCAAATTCCAGGTCAACGACTGAAGGAGCCAGAGTGTCTTACGTATCCGTCGCCACGTCGTTCACGAACGCCTTCAATCAGATCCAAGCCGGCCGGTACGCCGAGAAGCAAGCCGAGCTGATGGCCGGGCAGCAGGAGTATCTCGCGCAGGTGGAGCAGGAGAACGCCCTGAAGACCGCCGAGATCATCCGGCGCGCTGGCCGGCGCCAAGTAGGTCAGGCGAACGCCGCCTATGCCGCCTCCGGTGTGGTGGTGGGCGAGGGCAGCGCTGGCGAGGTGGAAGGCCATATCCGGCAGGACGTGGAGCATGACGCGTTCCAGGCGTTGCTGGAGGGCAACCGCCGCGGGCGGGGCATGCAGGTCGGCGCCGCAATGTTGCGCCTGGACGGCAGCATGCGGGCCACGGCCGGCTATGTGAACGCGGCCGGCACCGCCTTGGGCGGCACGTACCAGGGCATGCGCGCCAACGGCTGGCGCACTGCCGGCCCGGGCTTCAGCGGCACGCAGGCGCCCGCGCCCGTGGAGACCCGCGAGCCCACGATCTACAGGTAGACCACGATGCAAATCCCGACCGGCAACTTCGGCAACACCGTCGCACGCTCGCCCCAGCTGGCGGACCTGCCACGCGGCAACCCCATTGGCGATGCGGCCCAGCGCACAGGGCAGATTGCACAGAACGTCGTGATCGACGGCGCAGAGGCCAACACCCGCCTGCAACTGAAGGAGCGCGACGAGGAAATGCGCCGCCGCGAGAAGGTTGAAGCCGAGGAGCTGCGCCAGCAGAAGGAGATCAAGGCGGCAGCCGATCGCGCCAAGATGATCACCACGCTGAACGGCACGAAGGACAAGCTGGCCGACCTGCACGACGAGATCGGCCAGGGCGTACTGGATGGCACGGTGCCGAAGGAGAAGGCGGAAAGCGAGTTCGCCAGCCGGTCCGCGAAGGTGCTGGAGGGCATCGGCACCGACTTGCCGGAGCACATCCGCCCCCTGGTGGCCGCGGAGTTGCAGGGCGATGCCGCCAAGCTGGCCAACGGCGTGCGCAAGCAGGTGACGCAGCGCAATCGGCAGGATGTGACGAGCGGCATCACCCAGACGCTGGAGTACCTGCAGCGCCAGTACAAGGCGGACCCGGTGAAGGCGACGCAGCAGGCCATGGACACGCTCGACCAGCTGGGCGCGCACTCCACCCTGAACCCGGAACAAGTGGCGAAGGCGAAGCAGACTTGGAAGGAGGGCACCCAGTTCACCGCCGCGTACGAGCTGGTGAGCGCCGGCCGCAGCGACCCGAAGCTGCTGGACGCCGCGGAGCGCGCGATCGCCGGCGGCTTCCCGGACCTGGACCCGCAAAAGCGCGCGTCGCTGGGCGACCGGATCTCCAGCTACCGCATGCACCACCTGCAGAAGGCGGAATTAGCGGCTGCGCGCGCCGAGCGCGAAGGGGAGCGCCGGCTGAAGAAGGCCGAGGCCGAGTTCAACGTGTTCCAGTCGCTGGCCGACAAGGGCACTGTGATGGCTCCGGAATACATCGACCGGGCGCTTTCCGCCACCTCCGGCACTCCGTACGCCGCCGGGATCCGGGCGCTGGCGCAGCAGGCCGCAGCCGGCGCTGGTGTCGCCGCGCAGCCGATCCCCCGCCAGCTGCAGATGCTGGACGAGGTGAACGCCCTGATTGCGAAGAACGGCCGCTCGCCGGAGCTGGACAAGCGCCGCGAGCAGATCGAGAAGATCGTGCGCGGCAGCGAGCAGGATGTGGAGAAGGACGGCCTGCGCGCGGGCCTGGAGCGCGGGGTGATCACCGAGCTGCGGCCGCTGGACCTGAGCAAGGGCGTGCCGGGCACGGTGCAGCAGCTGCTGGAGCGTGTGCCGTTGGCCGAACGCGTCAGCATGTGGGCTGGCCGCCGCGTATCGCCCATGACCGACGAGGAGTCCTCGAAGTTCAAGGCGCAGCTGGACGCGCTGCCAGCGAAGGAGCGCGCTGGCGTGGTGGCGGCCGTCGCCCAGGCAGTCGGGCCGCAGGCAGCGCAGGGCCTGGCCGCGCAGATGGACAAGAAGGACAAGGCGCTGGCCCTGTCGTTCGCCTTCTCCACCATGCAGACATCGCAGGGCCGCTACACCTCCGAGCTCGTGCTGCGCGGCCAACAGGCGAAGTTGGACGGCACCAGCACGAAGGGCGCCAAGCAGCCAGATCTGAAGGTCTCCGGCTGGTCAGCGCACATTGCCGAGGAGCTGGACGGCGTATTCCCCGCACAGACGCTGACCGACCAGACGCGCGAGGCCGCCGTGCTGATCGCCCACGGCATTGCTTCCGAGCAGGGCGGGGAGCTGAGCAAGAAGGACCTGACGCGCGCCGTGAGCCTTGCCTTGGGCGGCAACATCGTGGAATACAACGGCCGCAAGATGCCGCTGCCGGCCGGCGTCACGCAGGACATGCTGGAAAAGCGGGTGAAGTCGGTGACGGTCGACGAACTGCGCAAGCAGGCGCCGGAGGGCCTGGTGCGCGCCGGCGGGGTGGCCGTACCGCTCGATCAGTTCGTGAAGACGCTGCCTGGACAGCAGCTCCTGTACGCCGGGCCCGGGAAGTACGCGGTGATCC